CAAGAATTGCTATTACTTCACTATATAAACACGTACCTAAAGAGTTCACTACGGTTGCTAAAAATCTATACGACTATATCAATCCTAAAACAGGTGAAAGGGCGGGTATGATTTCCGATGAAACCTATGCAGTTATTAAAAAACACGGAAAGGAATTAAATGCGATGATCGTTCACGATCGTGACTTTGAGTTTGATTTCTTTGGTTTTAAGACTTTGGAAAAATCATATCTTTTGAAGGTGGATGGTAATGTTGCTGAAACACCACAACACCTTTATATGAGGGTCGCCGTTGGTATTTGGGGTAATAACTTGGAGATGGTACAAAAGACATACGATATGTTGTCACAGGGTCTCTTTACCCACGCCACCCCCACCCTCTTCAATGCTGGTACAACCCGTCCACAACTTTCTTCTTGTTTCCTTTTGGATATTGACGATGACTCAATACCTGGTATTTACAAGACCCTTTCTGATTGTGCGCTTATTTCACAATCTGCGGGTGGTATTGGTATTAATATCCACAAAATTCGTTCAAAGGGTTCATATATTAAAGGAACCAACGGAACATCCAACGGAATCATCCCGATGCTCCGTGTCTTCAACGAAACTGCGAGATATGTTGATCAGGGGGGTGGAAAAAGAAAAGGTTCAATTGCCATCTATTTGGAGCCATGGCACGCTGACATCTTTGAATTCCTTGATTTGAGAAAAAATCACGGTAAAGAAGAGCTTAGAGCTCGTGACTTGTTCCTCGCTCTTTGGACACCCGACCTTTTTATGAAGAGGGTTAACGAAGATGGTGATTGGACATTGTTTTCACCCAATGAAGTTCCTGGTCTTATTGACGCATATGATGATGAGAATGATCTTAAGTTCACCCGTCTTTATGAACACTATGAAAGTGAGGGTAAAGGACTCAAAACTGTAAAGGCAAGACTTCTTTGGGAGAAAATTCTTGATTCACAGATTGAAACAGGAACTCCATATATGCTTTATAAGGACGCGGCGAACAAAAAGACGAATCAGAAGAATCTTGGAACGATTAAGTCCTCCAACTTGTGTACCGAAATTCTTGAATATACGGACAAAAACGAAACAGCGGTTTGTAACTTGGCATCTATCGCTCTTCCCAAGATGGTGGAAATTCCTACTGGTAAAGTTAGGAGTCGTAATAAAAGATTCAGAACCTTTGACTTTGATAAGTTGTTTGATGTTACTTACCAAGCGACCATCAACCTCAATCAGGTGATTGATATCAACTATTACCCAACACCTGAAACCAAAACATCCAATATGAAACATCGTCCTATTGGATTGGGTGTTCAAGGATTGGCTGACACATTCGCTATGTTGGGTTATGCGTTTGAATCGGATGAGGCGAAGACCCTCAACAAGGAAATCTTTGAAACGATGTATTATGCGGCGTTGTCGGCGTCTAATGACTTGGCAATTCAACACGGATCATATGAATCATTCAAAGGATCACCGGCTTCAAAAGGTATTTTACAATTTGATATGTGGAATATCAATGAAGGTGATGATCTATCAGGAAGATGGGATTGGGATAAGTTGAAGACATCTATTATCGAAAAAGGATTGAGAAACTCATTGTTGTTGGCACCGATGCCAACCGCATCTACAGCACAGATTCTTGGAAACAACGAATGTTTTGAACCCTTCACCTCCAACCTCTATAAGAGAAATACCCTTTCAGGTGAATATGTTGTAATCAACAAATATCTTGTAGAGGACTTGGTTGATCTCGGTCTATGGAACAATGAAATCCGAGTTAAACTTTTTGCTGAGGAAGGATCAATTCAAAATATCAACGAAATTCCTGACCACATCAAAGAAACTTACAAGACAGTTTGGGAGATGAAAGGTAAAAATCTTCTTGATATGGCAAGAGACAGAGCGATCTTCATTGATCAATCACAATCTCTCAATATGTTTATGAAAGATGTTACTCACTCAAAACTTTCTTCAGCACATTTCTACGGTTGGGGACTTGGACTAAAGACGGGTATGTATTATTTGAGAACCAAAGCTAAAGCTTCGGCACTTAAAGGACTCGGAGTTGATATGAATGAAATAAAAATCAATGAAGATTATTTGATACAATCGGTTCCTGTAACACAGGTAAATATTCCTGATGAAATCACAACCGAGATGATGTCAAAAGTATGTTCAATAGATGATCCCGACTGTTTGACTTGTTCAGCATAACAAATAAAACTCCAACCAAGTGTTGGAGTTTTTTATTTCTAATAATATTTATTTTTCATGAGACAATTAATTAAAAGAATATTAAAGGAAGAATTTAATGTTCCACAACCAGGTGAATCATCAGGTGAACCAATATCACAAGAACAAAAAGATAATATGGATTGTAGAGTAGATTATCTTACCATAGATGAAATTTTGGATGGAAGAATAAAAGATATACCATATTATAAAGAAGTTGTGGAAGATATAATGAATAAAGATTATTCATGGGGTGTAACAAAAAAGGTAATAGAGTATGCTAACTATATGAAGAATAATCCTCAATCTTTGGAAATCTTACCACCTATTGTAGTTATAGATGATAAGATACAAGATGGGGCACATAGAATATCGTCTATATTTCTGTTGTATCAATATATGGATAGGAATAATTCTTTTTGGACTAATGTTAAATTAAAAGTAGAGTTTTGTTATACGTAAATTACCACATAGTGGTAGGGTTTTTTATTTATAAAAATTTACTATACTATATTTATCTGTAATGGCAAACGGAAAAACTTATGGTATAGCATTTCCTTTTAGAGATTCACTCAAAGGTGACTATTTGGCGCTGACTGAAACTCCCGAACAGGAAATTAGATCCAACCTCATCCATCTTCTTCTCACAAGGAAGGGATCAAGATATTTTCTTCCAGATTTTGGAACAAGGTTATATGAATATATTTTTGAACCTTTGGATGGGCCAACATTTGGGGCTATTAGAGCAGAAATTCAACAAGCTGTGGACACTTACATCCCAAACTTGAGAATTGACAATATTGAAATTATTCCTCTTTGGCAGGATACTGAAACATTTGCTAACGGAGAATATGTAAGTGACCAACCTGAATATAAAATATTTGATATTTATAGAACGGCCGGACAGGGTGTTCAAGAATACACTGCGAAAGTCAAAATTTCTTTCACCATAACCTCAGACGCATTTGAAACAAAAGATTTCGTAATACTTAATATCTAAAATGGCAAATAGTAGAATACCATATACAAGTAGGGATTTTGAGGCGGTGAGATCAGACCTCATTAATTATGTTAGACAATATTATCCCGATGTTATTGATAACTTCAATGACGCATCCATTTTCTCAGTATTATTGGATCTCAATGCGGGTATTGCGGATAACTTAAACTATCAAATTGACCGTAGTATACAAGAAACTGTACTACAATACGCTCAACAAAAATCTTCTGTTTTCAATATTGCAAGAACATATGGATTGAAGATTCCGGGTAATAGACCTTCAGTTGCGGTTGCGGATATTTCAATTACCGTTCCTGCTTTTGGTGATAAAGAAGACGAAAGATATTTGGGTGTTCTAAGGAGAGGAAGTCAGGTAATCGGTGGTGGTCAAACTTTTGAATTGATTTATGATTGTGATTTCTCTTCACAATATAATACACAAGGTTTTAATAACCGAACAAAAATACCTAACTTTGACGCAAACAATGTCCTTATTAACTATACAATCACCAAAAGAGAACCCGTCATCAATGGTATTACAAAAGTATTCAAAAAAGTCGTAACACCTGCCGATTCAAGACCATTTTTAAACATATTTTTACCTGAAAGAAATGTGTTGGGGGTTACTTCCGTAATTCAAAAAGATGGTACAAACTATGCAAATGTACCATCAAACGCGGAATTTATTTCATCGTCTGATAAATGGTATGAGGTATACGCATTGGCTGAAGATCGTGTATTTGTGGAAGATTCTACAAAGCCAAGTGACAAACCGGGTGTTAAGGTTGGAAAATATATTCAAACAAACAATAGATTTATCACTGAATTTACACCCGAAGGGTTTTTAAAAATGACTTTTGGAGGTGGTACTACTTCATCACAAGAACTTCTAAACAGTTTTTCCAATACAGGTGTCTTACCGAATATTCAAACCTTGAGTAACAATTTTTCTCTTGGTGCAACACTGAAACCAAACACAACTTTATTCATTCAATATCGTGTGGGTGGTGGTAAAGGAACAAACTTGGGAACAAATGTAATTACACAAGTCGGTACGGTTGATTTCTCAATCAACGGACCATCAAGCATTATCAATAACCAAGTAAAAGGATCTTTGAGGGTTACCAACCCCGTCGCTGCGGTTGGAGGTGCTGACAAACCAACTTTGGAAGAGGCAAGAAACTTTGTAGCGTTCAACTTCGCAGCTCAAAAGAGAGCAGTCACAATCAACGACTATCAGTCTTTGATTCAAACGATGCCAGGACAATTTGGTGCACCGGCAAAAGTTAATATTACTGAAGAAGACAACAAAATCAAAATTCAAATGTTGTCTTATGATGCAGACGGAAAACTTACTCCGATAGTTTCAAATACCATCAAACAAAATGTGGCGAATTATCTTTCAAACTATAGAATGATAAATGACTACATTTATATTGAAAGTGGACAAGTAATTGACCTAAAGTTTCAAGTTCAAGTTGTATTGGATGCTGTTCAAAATCAGGGAGAAGTAATAACAAATATAGTTAACACCATTTCAACATATATGGATCCTATCAACCGAGTGATGGGTCAAGATGTCTTCATCGCCGAACTCAATAGTTTGATTCAAAATGTTGCAGGTGTCATTACTGTCACATCAATAGATGTGTTTAATATGTTGGGTGGTCAATACTCATCAGATCCTATCAGTCAACCATATTCTGATGAGACCACAAAACAAATTCAATTGATTGATCAAACAATCTTCGCTCAACCAAATCAGATGTGCCAAGTGAGGTTCCCGAGTAAAGATATTTTGGTATCTACAAAAAATTTCTCAGGAGTCAATATCTCCTAATGATTTTTCTTGGTATATGATTATTTTATAAAATACGAAATTCCGTATTTATAAAAAAATGCCCGACTTATGTCAAAAAGTTTTAGAATAAGAACTGAAGTAGGTGTTGATCAACAAATTCAACTCGAACTCAACCAAGATTTTGATTATTTAGAAATACTTTCTTTAAAGTTAAGACAAAGTGATGTCTATGACCGAAATTGTTCGGACTATGGTGTGATTGCGGGTAGAGTTATTGTCAACAAAGGTTATGGGGTTCCAAATGCAAGAGTATCAGTTTTTATACCTCTATCTGATATTGATTCTTTAAATCCTTTAATATCAACACTATACCCATATAGAGATTTATCCACCAAAAATGAAGACGGATTTAGGTATAATCTATTACCTTATGAACCAAGTTATCCGGGTCACGCAGCAACAGGATCATTTCCATCAGCAAACGATGTTTTGACAAGATCGGAGGTTATTGAGGTTTATGATAACTACTATAAGTTTACGACTAAAACAAATGAAAGTGGTGACTTTATGATTGTTGGGGTTCCTGTAGGTGAAGTTGCTTTGAATGTGGATTTGGACTTATCAGATATGGGTTGTTTTTCTTTATCGCCATCCGATTTGATAAGAATCGGAAGAGCATCTGAAGGTCAGTTCGAAGGTGGTAGATACAAGAGCTCCACGGATTTAGAAAGTTTACCGCAAATTGTGAACTTTGTAAGAAGTGTAAATGTAAGTCCATTTTGGGGAAATAATGAAATATGCCAGATTGGTATCGCTCGAGCGGATTTTGATTTGAGAGATTTGGGGATTACTATAACACCTCATTCTGTTTTTATGGGATCCACATTCTCCTCATCCAATACTGACTATATCAAAGATCAAGGAAGTGGAAATAAACCTTGTAAGGTCAAGCCAAAACTTGGTGATTTATGTGCTAGTCAAACATCACCAGGACGAATCCTATCCATAAGACAAACGGAAGGTGTGGACGAAAATGGGGATCCCGTTCTTGAACAATTTAATTTAGAAAATGGTGGTAGAGTAATCAATGAAGACGGCTCTTGGCTTGTGGAGGTTCCAATGAATTTGAATTTTGTAACTACAAATGAATTCGGAGAACAAGTTCTTTCTAATGATCCAACAGTTGGTATTCCTACTGAGGGTAAATATAGATTCAAAATTGAATACGATACAAATCAAAAATTTAGTGATGTTCTTCAGAGAGCTGACTTTTTGGTTCCGAATATCCGAGAATACGGTTGGGATTCGGGTGGTAGTCAAGATCCTGCCTTTTTGAATGAAAATACAAATCAAAATATACTATTCCAAAAGTCATATTCTTTCAGTTTGAGTTGGGGTGATTATCCTGATAAAGATATCGCAATCAATTGTCAGGATTACTTCTATAATATGGTATATAACAAAGTATATACCGTAAGTAATCTGATTGATCAATACAAGTCGGCAAATGTAAAGGATAAGTTTACGGGTATAAAAAAGATATTGGATAGGACCTGTGAGTCTGAAGTTAATAAGTTTCCTACGAATGATGGTCACAAAGATTTTGATTTTCTTTTCTTTCTGTTACAAATATTATTGGGTATTTTATCTCCTATAATTTGGATTCTGATCTATATTGGTCACATATTATTTACCATTGTTGCTTCTATTTGTTTTGTTATTTGTGCACTTAAACGAGTGGGTGATCTAATTAACGTTAATATTAATTGTCCTGGATTTTGCACTGGATGTGGAAGCGAAGAATGTTCATTTGAGTCACCAATTATAATATCATTACCTATGTTGACATACCCTGACTGTACAACATGTGATTGTTCAGCGGAGGATGGTGCTCCGCAAGACCAATCACCTGGTGATATTTTGGAGGAGTATAGTGAATTAGATTCTGGTAATTCTATTTTAGTTGATTTAAATTTTCCTAACACATATGGTGACCAAAATGAAATAACTCAATTCATAGATGATTTAATTAATCTTGATGAAATAGGGTGTTCTACGGGTTCTCAACTTTATGACCGAGGAGGTGGTGTTTTGAATAATCAAGAATTTCACCTCATCGTTAATCAACCGTATATTGATACCAATACACTTGGAACTATTATAAAAAACTTAATGGCTGGAGATCCTATTACTAGTAAAAGTGCTAGAGTCCCAACTCCATTCAATAATAAAAAAGAAATTGGCGCGACCATTGAGTTTGAGGATGAAGAGTTTCTCAGTGATAATGATGTCCTCCAAAATGAAATTAATATAGTTGCAAACACAATTGTATGGACTCACTCAATGACTTTTGCACAAAAGTTAAATTATTTTTCAAACAGATCACTATATTTTCATCAAGATTGGAATGGAATAAATAGGGTCAAAATAGAAGTAAACAAACAAGAATATCCGAGTAACGAACCGTTTTATGATTATGTCGTACCTATTTTGATCGAACCAAATCAAGAAATAATCCAAGGAAGTTTATTAGTATTTCAAGATCCAACCCAATCAAATGATCCAAACTTATTTGCTACTAATTTTGTACCTACAATAGGTTCTGGTGTGGTAAAAACAATAAATTATGCAAATTTCAACGATCAAAATAACGAATCACTCTCGGCAAATTTCAACATAAATATACCAAATCAGACCTATACCTTTGAGTATCCTACCGATATAGAATATTTTCAAGTTGTTAAAAAATTCAAAGTTTCAGAATTATTACAGTTGAATAGTACTATTGGGGATGATCCTGTAATTGAAAATAATTTTGTTAATGAATTCTTATTACACCAACAATTAATCAATTTGAGAATATACAAATGGTATGAAGAAAATTCATCGAGTATACCTGGTGATAATTCCGCAGAAAATGAATATTATGATATTATTGATTGGTTGAATGATAATAAACAATGTAATTGTTCTGTTTCAAAATTCTTAACTCCTTTGAAATTCATTGAGGATTGGGAAAACTTGGAGGTCGCATTCTTAATTAGAGGTGTTGATCCTCACACTCCGGCACAGGAGATAACATATGATTTATCAAGGATTATTGGAAAAGATGGTTGGGGATTGGAAGGAGCTGTTGTTACAGGTCAATTTAAATTGAATATACCCATTCAAGCAACACCTTCGAATGACATTACATTTATCAATCAACCACCATTCGGAGTTGCCCCAATTCCTGGACCTACATACAGTTACACAACAGCAACTCCGCATATTTTTGATCAAAATTTTAATCTCCCTTTAAACAATTTATTTTATAATTCTTTCCTGAGGGGTTATACCCCAAGTGGAGGTAAGTCAGGAGAGTTACCAACTCAGCCGTATGAATCATTCACGAGTAACTTACATCAGTTTTATTTGGATGCCGGTAAGAATGTAAGTTATGAATTAGATTATGTGTCTACAACAGTAGATAGTAGTGGTTTAGTTTATAGTGGGACAATACTACAACCCGGTCATTTAGGGACGGGGGGATATCTATATTCACAAGGACCCACAACCACACCGACTAATCCTGATCAGTTTTACTACAACTATTCATTTGGATTTAAACCTACAACCTTCTTAGACAACAATTTTCCAATTAACATAGAAGGGAATTCATTTATGTCTTCGACTTTAATAAACATACCGAGTTACTATGCCAATCAAGGTTCTATATGGGACGGTAATAGTAATACATGTTCTTTACCGAACACAAAAGCACCAAATCCATTTCTTTCTAGGTTATTGTCTTATAGTTATAAACAATATGGATTACCTGAAATAACATATAGTAATAGTCGAGGTTTAGTGTTTCGTAGTGACCGTCTCCCTATCTCAACAACTGAGCAAGGTTCTTTTTCCGATGGTGAAGGGGGTATGACCACACTAATTTTCAACTCAAATTTACCTGACTCATCATCACCAATTAGTGTATATGACAATAGATTTGCTCTACACCAAAATAGTAACTTCTATATTGCAAATTATGGAAGTGTTTCTGAGGGAACTCTGACGACCGAAGCTTCTATATTACAGGGGGTTTACCAAGTTGCGGGTTCAACTGGTGTTGCTGGTGATTCAGGTGCGTATGAAGATTTCATTGAGGAAATGGATGAAGCGAATGATCCAGCTTGGTCAGGAATGACAAATTTAATACGTTCTTTCCAATGTGAGGGAATGAGAGAGTTGGATTGCTATTATATCGATGAGAACGGTGATATACAGATAAGTGACGAGGAAGACAATCCAAACGGATGTAACCCAGATGAAGTTCAAAATGGTTGTTATAGGTTATTCAATAGACTTTTAAAAATTGCCGAAGACATTCAAGATTTTAACGAGTGGAGACAAAGATTTACCATATCATTTGCACTTTGTCGTGATGTGTTTTCTTTGGATTTTATTAATAATTGGGTAAACGGAACTTTGTTTATGCCCACCTTTCAGATGAATACCTTCTATGACTCTGATAACCAACCCTATTATTCATATTGTAAGGATCTTATTGCGTTTAACGATCAAACGAATAGTTTTTATTATAGATCATCACCTTGGGTTGTTCAAGAAAATCAATTTGGAGGATCTTTTGTTGGAAAACCTGGCCCTGAAAAAGGAAATGGTCTTTATCAAGGTGCGAATATCAAACAACTCGGAAGACCAACCACGATTATGGATTTGGGTCCGAAGGATGAGTTTATGAAGTTTGTTTGTTTTTCAGATGATTTTGAAGGGTATAATGTAAACAACCTCAAGACAACAACTTTCCAACCTATAGAAGATCTTTTGAACTTCTTTGTTATCTCAAGGATGATTAACTTTAATGGTTGGAGAGCTCTGTCAAACAATCAGGGTTTAATTAATCAGTTCTTTACAAGACCTGATAAGAGGATGGATGGTGACTTTACACAACTTGCTTCCTTCCAATCCGAGCTTGGAGTTAAACCCTTCTTGGGGACCAATTATAACTACAACCAAATTGAATTCGGTGTTGCGAATGCCCCCGAGTCAAACAATTATCAAAATTATGTATTCTCGGTAATGTTTACAGGTGACACCTCGGTCAGAAAAATTGTCACACCCGGTGTTTTACCATACATTAATTTCGGATATCCTCACACTCAACACGTTCCGTTCTATAGATGGGAAAGAAAGTATGGTGCACCGTATAACTCCACCACTTGGTTCGGATCTGAGGGAAACAATTGGGTTACTCAAACACCATTTTTGGCTAATGGTTACCAAAACTTGGATTTTACAAATGCAACATCAGACTATTTCAACCAAGAGTTAGGTGAAGGATTGTTTGCAATTTATGATCAAAACGGAAATCCAAGATTTGATCTTGGTGCTTTACAACTGATCTCAGAACCTGATAACAGAAACCTAATAGGTGCTCCATTCCATTTTTATTTTGGAACAAGGGTCGGAAATTCAGCTTTGGATTTATTTATTAGAAAATACGGGAATTGAATACCTACGATAACATATCTATTGTTCCACCCAACTTTCAATTTGTTGGGGGTGTTAATGATGGGTTTACCTATCCTTTAACCCTGAATCAATCTTCTCGTAATTATGTTCAAGGGGAACAAACACGAGTTTTAAGTCTTCAAGAACAATATGTCACAGAGAGAAATTCAACTCTGAAATATAGATTGTCTTCTAAATTTCAGTTTGTTATGAATAACACGATCAGTGGAACAACAAATTTCAATTCTTTTAAAAATAATTTATATTATGTTAACCCTGAAAGTTCTGTTGAAGGAACGCAGCCTTGGGGAGGATATCCACAATACTATGAATTTGATTTCTTTAGAAATGACACAACAAATACACATGTAGATTTTAAACCCGTATCGGCATATTCCTATAATTGGTCTTTTGCGGTTACCTATCCACATAAAAATGTTGATAGTAAAATGTCATATATTGCCGGTGATGGATTTGTTTTGAATTTTTCGGCGAGTACTGGTATTCCTTATATGATAAAAAAAATTAAGTTACAGGGTAAACCTTTGATTTTATTTGAATGTCCTGTTCCACATAATTTAACCAAACAAAATTATGTTTTACTACCCGTCACTTTTAATGGAAAAAATATATTCCCTGTTTATTCACTTGGTGATGGAAACTTTGAAAGTGAAATATATAAGTTCGCAATTTACGATATTGGATATGGAACGACCTTCAACGAAGGTGATCTTGGAACATTTAAAAAAGTTATTGATCCACAAAATATAGAAGAAACAACTTCAATTTACTATTGTCGTGAACATAAAGTTTTGGTAACCAACGACGATATAAATGTGGTTAAGTCAGGTTTTGAACTTAACGGATTTAATCCTGATAAAAAACTTGAATATGCGGCATTGACACCAAACAATGTAAGGAGAATTTCAATTAAAAATGCGACTCAATCTTATTCCTTAATTTCAACAAAAGATGTTGTTATCACAGGTATTACTGACAATAACGGACTCCCCGTAACAAAATTATTTTATACGATTATTAATAAGGGGTATGCGGGGTATTTTAACAAACCAAAAATACCAAATCAGAATAGGGGTGGATTAAAGACAGGGTGGGATTTTAATATTACAAGTGGTGGAACAAATTCGTGGTGGACCGATACAAACTTGGATGCGGTTTTACCTTTAAGGGTTGGATCGTATCAACAATCTAATGGGTCAACTGGTGGTAAAGCAGGAAAGACAGGTGTTGGTAATAATGTTGGAGGAGGTGCTAACTTTGTATTTTATTATAATTTACCTTTGGGTGTTACGGACACTTTGGTTGGTGATTTTTGTGAGTTTAATAAATTAACTCAAACTGAATTTGTAATCTCTGAAAATTATCATAAGATAAATTTCAATGAAACGGTATTTCCGACCAGTTCTACACCTGAAAATGCGAGTGGATATTATTACAAACCCCACTTTGAAATTCCATTGAGAAGTTTTTCAACCTACGTTGAAAACTTCAATGGTCAAACAGGTATTGATAACTTACCATATTGGGCATATTACTCCAAAAACTATAACAAGTGGATTTGGAGGGATCTATATGATCCGGGATTTATTGATCAAGATGGAAACGGGGTGGATTATCCATTTTCTAACGGTGCAAACTATGTATTCAGGGATTTTATATTCAAATTAATCCCTGAAGGAAGAACAAATAAAAGCTTTACCCAAGTTATTTATCAACCTCTGTCAGATGACTGTCAATAAATTTAAAATAACACGAGATAACATCTCCAAAAAACTTACAATTCCTTTGGAGGTTAAGTTTGATCCGTATGGTCGTCAGCAGATGGTGGATGTCTATACCGATGAAATTATTCAAGAGATTATTAACCCACCCAAAGATTATGAAATTGCTCGTTTTTCTCACGAACCATATGGGTTATCTCTGACGAGCACCAACTATCAGTTTTATTTTTTTGATAACGCAGTTCCAATACAAAATGTTGGAAATAACGCAACATATTGGAAAAATACATATACCACCGATTTTACCAACGACGAGTTGTATTATTATGCAAATTCTTTTACAAATTCATTCTTTAAATTGGATCTTTATGATTCCAAGAACAAAGAAACTCAAAAAGTTTATTTGACAATTATATTACCCGTCCAACAAGGGAAGTTTGAACCGGTTACCTTACAAAACGGTGACGAAGTGGAGGTCAGAATACCAAATTATCAGTTGGATTTTATTGGTGATAAAGAAGGATATTTTATTTATTGGTTAAGAGATCCTGAAGTGTTAGGTTTAACTGAATTTTATATGAGTGCAAAATTCTTTAATGGTAAGACGGGTGAGTTTGTCAGGTTTTTGAACAAATCACAGTCATCTATTTCAGGAAACAACTCAAACTTCAATCCTGAGGATAACTTTTTCTATAAGGTTAACCTCAATTATGACAAGTACACATACACATTATCTTCATTCAATAATGATTTTAGAGCAGGAACTACCATGAGTCCAATTAAATTCTATGAATATGTCAATTCATAATGTTTAGAAAAATCAAAATATCACCCGAAGTTATCAAACAAAAAGTTTTTGATGTTACCTATGATGGTGAACAAATAGGTTACTATTCGGGTATGACCGAAGTTCTTTCGGGAGGAACAAACGGAGCTTCTTATTATACAGGAATGACCGTCCCGATTTACTTAACAAAGAATGTAAAAGACTTGGGTTTTTATTCTGAATTTGATGGATTTATCCTGCAAAAAGATGTATTAAACAACTTTGTGATGTATTTTTCAAGCAATCCTTATGTTCTATTTGTAAAAAATACTTCTGATGTTGAATTCAAAAGTTTTCTAAAAGATGCTCCATATGTTGTCGATTGGGGTGATGGAACTACGAATGAAACATTTGTTTTTAATGAAACAACAAATTCATTTGATGTTTTAAGTCATACATATCCAAATACAAATCTTAAGTATGTTGTTAAAATAACACAACAAAATCAGTGGGGAACATCTATAGTTGAAAAAACAATACAGATACCCTATTATCCCGCCCCTGTTCCGGATCCTACAGGAACAATATACTTTGTTCCAAATTCAGGAAGTTGGTCGGGTATTCCGATAAACGCACAATATATCTTCACAGAAGATTCAAACTTTAATGCGTCTTCAGAATTCTCATCAAATTTTGTGGCGACACCATTTGTGATCTCGGGTGAAACAAAATCAAGAATTAATGAACTCCGTAGATACGGAAGTAACAAATATCCGGTGGGGCAACCTTTGGTAAAAAACTCAGGTGTTTATGGTCAGATTAACTCTATAAATCCACTCTATACTTCTTATACTATTGAAGGTGTGGATTACTACGATTACCCCAACGGACAGACGATATTCTTTATAAATTCAAGTGGATTAGACTCAAATAATTTACAAACAACACTTGTAACTAAAGATGAAAGATTAATTGGGTTTGTTAGTCAACCGGAAATACAATCAAATGTATTTATTGAAAGAGATAAAGCTTCAGGATTGGAATCACTTGAAAGACTTGGTGAAGTGGACAACCTTGGGGACTTATCCAAATACGGTTATAAATATTTTAAATTAAATAAGGATGGCATTAGGTAGTTACGGAACAATAAGACCTTCGGATGTATCACCCGAAGATGTTGAGATCATTTTGTTATATACCGAATCAAGGGATGTAACAAATAATTTCACCTTAAAAAAGTTGAATGCTCCTTCCATTCTAACTCCGTATTTTCACAATACAGCAACAGGAGGAAATCCAAATATTGAAGTAATTGGTGGACTTTATAATTTACAACTTCCTGCCGAAGAGTTCAATGCTTTAGGTATTTATACATTG